ATGCAACCTCGTTTGTTAATGCTTCATCTACAAAAATAGTTTCCGAACCATCAGAATTTCTCATTAAAGATAATACTTTAAATATCTTATCATTGAAAGAACTTCCACTTACTTTGATAAGATCATTTGGATATACACCAAATTTAAAAAATGATATTGTCTTTTCTGACAATAAACTGTTTGTTATGGTGTATTTTACTGTAGAACTCTTAGGTATAGAAGTAGTTCCTATTTGTGGAACTCCTGTGAAATATTTACTTTCATATATGGTGATTCTTTGATTGAGAGAAGTCAAAGTCACCGGTCTTGCAATCACCGCATTACCTACCAATCGTATTAAAGAATATGTACCCGCCAGATCAGCGGATGTTGCAGATCCTTCAATTAAAAATCCAGCTTGGCTTACGGTAAAATTTGTACCGGGAGCCATTTCTGAAAATAAAGCTTTTATCAATTGCTTATCATTTTCATTTTGCGATTCGCCATAATCAAATATTACTCGGCTATAATCAAAAGAAAATGATATACTTGGAACAGATGATAAGAAATTACTTTTTTGTATATCGTTTTCTTTTGTTACTTGGAAACTTAAACCAGAAAATATTCCGCCTCTAGTTGTTATTTGAACTAAAGGCGATGTTTTTGGTTGTTTTGCCTTGTAATTAGAACTTAACATTTATATTGACATGATGCCTAAAGCGTTGGTATAAGTTTGATTTGCGTAAGCCGAATCGACACTCTTTTCTATTATCTTTGCGTATATACCAGAAACAGACATGGGAATGAATATACTTTCACCTGGGTCTAAGTATAGACTGTAATTGAATCCACCGGTAGCCCCAGCTGTTCTTGTACCTATTCCAATCGTAACTGGTGGTGGATCGTTTGTTGATCTCAAGTAAGTTAGATTTTTAATATGTGTACCTTGAACAGGAACTAGATTTAAATCATTTGGATTGGCTATTAATTTACCGGAAGCATCGCTTGCAATAAGAGTCACAAACCAGTTTTTCATGGTAGATGTTTGTGCGGTATCATTTCGAACTCTTACTGGTATAGATGTGTTTAATTTATTATTGATTGTGCTGACTGCGGTTTGTATTGATGCTATATTGACACCAACTGATGCTGTATTTCCTATCGCAGTAGTACCATGGAGATATTTGTAAACATTCGAAGATCCAGATATATCGACATTTGGAGTATTCAATACTTGAACAGGTTGGGTTCCTTGGAAAGAAACCACCATGTCACCAGAATCTATACCTGCATTTTGTTTTGCATAGGCTTTAGTTCCTCTGACAACTACAGGGGTTGGGTTTGTTTCTGAAATCCAAGTTGTTCCTTGTGTTCTTAAAATATCACCAGTAGCATTCTTTACCCACACAATAGGGGAAAGAGTGGCATCGATGGTGATACCAGCATTTTGAACATACACTTTTAAAGCATCGCCGCTTGCTCCAAGCACAGTCCCGTTAGCAGCAACCATGTATACGGAGTGAGTCAATCCTCCTTGTGCGGGAGAGACTTTTACAACATCATCCGTTGCGTTTAGATTCCAACCACGGGTTGTCCCTATAACACCAAATACTCTTACACTGTCGGTGCCGTATGATAACCCTCTTCCACCTGTCACAGAAACAACACCAGTGATTCCAATATTATCTAATATTCTAACCGATCCAGTTACAGATAATGGAACACCATTTGTTATTCCTTGAATAGAACCAGACACACCAATTGGACCACCTGTGCCACCAACCACATATAACGGAGTTGAAAATGTATTTTGAACTGTAAATGATCCAAGACCAAAAACACCACCCGTAACTACGGTTCGATTCGAATCTCCGGAAGAACCATATATTTTTACAGGAAGGGGAGTATTGGTATTTACTTTATATGTGTAATTGTCATCGCCCCAGCTTGTTTTGAAAATCTGTGCTTGAGCGGTTGCACCGTCATTTGTAAAAATATCAGAGCCTATCAGGGCAGTTCCATCGGCGGTGGTTATTAGAATATTATCTGTTTCATCTGCCATTAAAATTTCTCCGAAAATTTGTGGTCATACCTATATATTCTACTTCTTTGTGGTATAATAAGAGCATGATAATAGACTTAAAGAATAAATTCTCACGAAGTGTGGAAATATATGTCGAAAAGTGGAATGTCTCGTACATAGAGGCAATTTTAGCCCTCTGTGAAGAGTACAAAGTAGAACCCGAGGCTATTGCTAAATTTTTAAGCAAACCTCTAATTGAAAAGGTAAAAATCGAAGGTCAATCGATAAACCTTGTTCAAAAAGAAAAAACTAAGCTTCCATTCTGACTTGACAGATAGCTACAGTTCTGTTACAATAACACCATAGGCCAAGGTAGTCCCTTGGGAAAGGAAACACATATGTCATTTAGCGATTTTAAGAAGAAGTCAAAGAACAGTATCGAGCAACTAGCCAAGAAGCTAGAGCAGGATGTCGGAACCAAGAAAAATTTTAAGGATGACCGATTCTGGAGACCGGAGTTGGACAAGACGGGTAGCGGTTATGCCGTCATTCGTTTCCTGCCTGCAGGAGCAAATGAGGATATTCCATGGGCTAAGACTTACACGCATGCATTCAAGGGCAAGGGTGGTTGGTACATCGAGAATTGTCCAACCGCTATTGAACAAAAGTGCCCTGTCTGTGAGATCAATAACGAGCTTTGGAATTCTGGTATTGAAAGTGATAAGAACATTGCCCGTGACCGTAAGCGTAAGCTCTCGTACATCTCTAATATTCTGGTGATTTCGGATCCTGCTAATCCCCAGAACGACGGCAAGGTCTTCCTGTTCAAGTATGGAAAGAAGATCTTCGATAAGATTCAAGAGGCTATGAAGCCTGATTTCCAAGACGAGAAGCCAGTCAATCCCTTTGATCTGTGGGGTGGATCTAACTTCCGTATGAAGATTCGTAATGTGGCTGGATACACTAATTACGATAAGTCAGAATTTGACTCTCCATCTGCCTTGTTTGACAGCGACGATAAAAAGCTTGAGGCTCTTTGGAATAAGCTTTATCCGCTGAAGGAGTTTACTGATCCTTCTAACTTCAAGTCTTACGATGAGCTTAAGAAGAAGGTCAATACAGTTCTTGGCTCAAATATTCGTGATACTAGTACGGATGATTCAACTGTGGAGGATGATATCGAAGAGCCGATTTCACCTAAGCCTTCCAGTAAGAAGAAGTCTTCTCCGGAACCGGATGATGATATGGACGCAATGTCCTATCTGGAAAAGCTGGCTAACGAATAATTAGCCTATTCCGCTTCGCCAACTCGGAACAAAAGTAGAAAGCATGAGCACTTCATCAAGGGTGCTCATGCTTTTTATTGTTATATTATTTGCAGATGGAGGAGGAGAAACAACAGCAGTATCCCCAACAGGAACAGTTACTATATCAGATTTGACTGAAGATTTTGACTGCTTTTCTGTTGTTAAAGTTAATTGAACCATCTCTCTAATTTTATCCATTTCTGGATCTGCCTGTATTTTTATTTTTTCTGTCTTTGGGTAATTATTCTTATCAGTTCCGACTTCAATTAAGGACTGTCCAGTTACTACTGCGTTTCCACCATCAGCAAAACTAGGAATCTCTTGATTAATTCCATCAAATTTTATAAAATTCATGTCATTTTTTACATATCTCATTGGAGATTTAAATTCACTTGAAGTGTTATCTATATCATAAAGACTTTTATTTGTATTGATATACTGTGAAGGAGACTTTATATCATACTGTTCTGAATTGCGTGAATTGAATTCAGTGTTTGTATTTTTGGTTGTATTGAGTTTTGTATCATTTCTGTTTGATATTTTATTTAAAATTTCACTCACAGCGGATTGATTGGTAATATTGTTGCTTAAATTCGACTCGCTGTTGTTATTTCCAAATTGATTAAACCTTGTGCTATTTTCATAAAAATTAGAAGATGATTCACTTTTATTTTGTTTTGTTATATTTTTAGTATCGTACAAAAACTCATTTTTATATGAGTTGACTGGATATAGTTTTTGTTTAGTCTCAATCAAATACGGATTTACATTTTTTGTTATGAAAGTCGGATTCGTTGTTTTTACAGAATCAAAATTGTAATAATTTGAGGAGTACAGTTGAGTGTTTGGATTGCTCTTAAAATTACGAATATTTTCTGTTTTTAAATTCACAGAATCATTTTTTGTTGTTTTTGATCCTTCATTCCTAATATTCACAGAGTTGTTGTCAACAGTATTATTGTACCTGGTAGTTTGATTGTTTATGTTATTTGTTGATTGATTGTTTTTATTTGAAAACGCTATATTTGAATTCTTTTCAGATGCTAATTTTAATTCATCTAATTTTTGATCAATTGAAGACAGTTTATCTGATTTGGACTTTACATAATTTTGCTTTTGCTCTTCTGTTTCTGGTGGAAGATCATGCTTTACTGCAAAGAACATCAACCCAGATGATAATGGATCTGGACTATTGTTAGCTGTTCTTTTTCTTTTTCCTATCGGTAATTTTTTAGCTTGATCTTCGTTTTTCATTTTGTTCCTTTATAAACTGCCCCAGTTGTCCGACATAAACTTCTCTCTCCCAAGGAATCATATTTTCTACTTCAGTAAAAGACCATTTATGAAGATGTGTTAATATGAATATTAATTTAAAAAATTGAGATAGACTTATGTGGCTGAGGCCAATTCGAAAAAAGAGTCTAATCCTTTTATTACTATTGTCCTTTCAATTCCATCAGATGTAACATATTTAACTTCATTTTCCAGTCTAGGTATGCTATTAAAGAAATTCAATACTTGCTGATATTGTTTTTTTGTTAAATGATCA